ATATATTGTACAATACTAGTGTAGGAGGTTTTTTAATGTTATTAGGAGATATTATTAAACAGTATAGAGAAGAACATCAGATGTCATTGCAAGATTTTGCAAATTTAATTGGCTCAAGTAGAAGTTATATACATATGTTGGAAAAAAATGTTAATCCTTCTACTAATAAGTCTATTAGTCCTAGTGTTAAAACTCTGAAATTATTGGCTAATGCAATGAATATGGACTTGGATTTTTTATTAAAGCAATTGAACAGTGGGCAAAATATATATTTAGATGAAAATGAATATAAAAAACAATTTCAAAAGATTGATGAATTTGGTAACCCTGTCATTACTATTCCGCTTCTTGGAATAGTAAAAGCCGGTTATGATTATTTAGCACAAGAAAATTGGATAGGTTCTGTTGATATAGATAAGAAATTAGCCGATAGTGGAAGTTTCTTTGCTTTAAAAGTAAAACGGAAATAGTATGTTTCCAGTTCTAATAGAAGATGATATTGTAATCATAAAGAAACAAGAGGATTTTGAAAATGGCGATATTGTCGTTGCTATTATAAATGGCGATGAAGCAACAATTAAGAAAGGAAAGAAAACAGATAATAGTATACTTTTGCAACCTTTTAATACTAATTATGACCCTTTAATATTTACTAAAGAAGAAATGAAATCAATACCAGTAACAATTATTGGAATAGTAAAACAATTAAAAAGAGAATTTTAATATAGAAAGGAATATATATTCTATGGGTATTATAAATGGTAAATCTTTTAATCAAGACTATGAAGAACTTATTAAAAAATATGATTTATATAATATATCTGACCAAAAAACATTAAAAGAAATAATATTTATGTTGAATAATTTTAACAATATAAATCTTGGGCAAGTACAATCTGATGACCCTTGTCTTAGAACAATTGTAGAACAAAACTGGATGATTATTAAATTATTAGATAGTATAAATAAAAAATTAGAAAAATAAATAAAAAAAAGAGAATTATGTTCTTAGTTTGCGACACAGTACATAATTCTCACAAAATAAACACTATTGAAAGTGATTACTTTTTAATTATACAATATAAGAGCCTTTATTTTCAATAGTAAAATTAAATTTTATTAAAGAAAATGGAGGTATTTTTATATGAAATATGTTGCTTGTTATTGCCGTGTCTCGCATGAGGAACAGGTTAAGTTTGGTTTTTCTATTCAAGCACAAAAAGATGCTTTAGAAAAATATTGCAAAGAAAACAACTATAAATATGAATTTTATATTGATGAGGGAGTTTCCGCTTCTTCTATGAAAAAAAGAAATGCACTCAATAAAATGTTAAGTAAAGTAAATGTATTTGATATGATAATATTTACTAAACTTGATAGGCTTTCTAGGAATGTACTGGATGCTAATAATATAAATAAGATTTTACAAGATAATAATTGTACTATGAAAGCAATTGATGAAGATGATATTGATACTTCAACAGCAGATGGTACTTTTATATTTAATTTAAAAGTTTCTCTTGCTCAAAGAGAAATTGGTAAAACTTCTGAAAGAATCAATTTTATTTTTAATAATAAACGTGGAAAAGGTGAGGTTACCTCAGGAACTAAAAAATATGGATATGATATAGTTAATAAGAAATTCGTAATAAATCCCTTAGAAGCTGAAAATATTGTTAATTTGTATAAAGAATTTATAAATAACAATGGCAATCTAAAAGAAACTTATAAATATTTTATACAACATTTTCCTAATAAAGGATATGATGCTATGAGCAATTATCTAAAAGAAACTGCTTATATTGGTAAATATAAATTATATAGAAAAAATGAATATATAGATAATTATATTCCTGCAATATTAGATAATGACTTGTTTGAAAAAGTACAAATTTTAAGAAAAAAGAAAACTGTTCAAAGAAAAAAAGTAGATGACCTTTTTTCAGGTTTATTATATTGTTCTCAATGTAGAAATAGACTTACAAAAAAAGTAGATTATAGAACTAAAAATATTGTTATTCGCTATATATGTGATAACAACTATCGTTTTAAAGTTGGACTTGATGAAAAACGCTGTTATAATTGTACCACTATTAGAGAAAAAGATATTGAAAATTATTTGTTGGAAAATTTAAATGAAGAAGCTACTAAATATATTGAAATAAATACAATAAAAAAAGTACAAAAGAAAAGCAATGATAATTCTTTAAAAATTAAAACTATCGAAAAGAAATTGATAAAATTAAAAGACTTATATATTGACGATTTAATAGACAAAACAGAATATAAAAAAGACTATGAAAAATACTTTAAAGAACTAAATGAGCTTAAAAATGCAACCAATGATGTTATAGAAAAAGATTTTACTTACTTAAATAATATATTAAATTCAAATTATTTAAATATTTATCAAAAATTAACAAATATAAATAAGAAAAAATTCTGGCTTTCTATCATAGATAGAATTTACATAAAAAGTGGCAAAATTGAAGAGATTACATTTTTGTAATCTCTGTTAAAATGTGTAAGTGCGTATATATCTACCTTGTAGCATTAGTTGTTACTTAATTCTGGTGCTCCAACTGGGCAACATTATTTTAAGAACATACCTAAAAGTTATCATTTCTAATCTTTTAAAATTCTATTTAATGTGTTTATTCTGGTTATATTATATACTTTGATTATTGTTTTTGTAAATATCTTTAGTATAATTTTTTCTTTCCAATTTAACTCTTTTGATATTTCTTTTAAAACTAACTCCTTCATTTTATTACTCCTTTTATTGCTACATATAAAATCTAAAAAATCACTTCATACAATTCTCTTTCGTCTTCTATCTCTAATGCTACAGCTATCTTAATTAAAACTGACAGTGTTGGTTCTTTTAGCCCTCTCTCAATATCATTGATATGCGTTGATGATACTCCTGACATCTCTGATAGTTGATTTAAACTTATACCTTTGTTTTCTCTTATTTCTTTAATTTTAAATTTAATAATCATAATAGTTTAGTATTAGCATTTATAGTTATATTATGATTATGTTTATAAATATATTGTAGCATGGTAGCTATCCGCTTTGGCGGAAGATTGGAAAAGACCAAAATTTATAATATTATTTTGTTAACTTTATTGTATAATATATATTTATAAGTTAATGAAAAGATAAAAAAAGTAACTAGCTAAACTATAAAGGTTCTAGCCAGTCTCTAAATAGCTTTTTAGTTCTCTCTATATCATATTTTTTATTTAATTTTTGAAATTTCTCATAGTCTCTGTCACTAAGAATTAAAAGTATCGCCAATCTTAAATGCCTCTGTGCCTCATTCAGTTCGTCTAAATCTTCTAGTTTATCTAAATTTTCTCTTATTAAGTCATCAAATTCATCTTCTTCCATAAAATCAATCCTTTCCTTAATTATATCAAAACGCAATGCATATTGCAAATTTCTTGCAATTTACTGTTTTACTATTTACTTTTTGCGATAATACTAAAAAAGAGGTATTATTATGATTGGTCAAATTTTAAAAAATATGAGATTAGAAAAAGAATTATCTCAAAAAGATTTAGGTAAAAAATTAAATATTGCTGACAATACTATTTCAAGTTATGAAAGAGGTAATAGTCAACCTGATTTTGAAACTATTATTAAAATCGCTAAAATATGTGATTACGAATTATTGTTTAAAAATAAAAATGGAAACATGATTTCAATAGAAGAAATATCAAAAGAAAAAGACTTCTAAAAAAATAAAGGCTAAGTTTTAAACTTAGTCTTTTTTTATATTCTTAAAAAATTATTGACAACAGACGTTACGTCTTATATAATATTTACTAAGGAGGTTTTTATGGATAAAAGAATTTTAAAATTATCTTTTAATAAATCTGGTAGTGGCAGTATTACAAAAAGATTGACGATTCCAAGTAAAATTATATCAGATATGGGAATTACCGAAAAAGAAAGAAATGTTGAATTGATTTATAACGAAGAAAAAAAAGAAATCATTATTAGAAAGTCAAAAAATCAAGAATAATAAAAATATTTTTCAAAAAAGTATTGACAAATGACGTTACGTCATATATAATATAATTAAGTTAAGAGAAGGAAGGTATTTTTATGATAATAAAAGAATGGTTTTTATATGAGAAGTTTACTGATGGAGAAAGATATGCTATTTCAATTTCTGACGAACCTATCATCTTAAAAGAAACTGAAAAAGCTGTATACGTTAAATTCGTTAGCGATTGGGGAACTATAAAAACATGGATACCTAAATCTTGCATTTATTCTGAAGAAGAACTTGCCGAGATAAGAAAACGTTTTGAAGCTAATATGGATAAATATGAAAAATTAGTTGAATGGGCTAAAAATCAAGGTCTTAAAGTAAAAAGAAGAATGAAGAAAACAACTGTATTAAGAATAATTGCAGATGCAAATTTAGAAATACCTACTGAATTAGCTTAAAAGGAGGAATTTAAAATGGTAAATAATGAAAAAGAAGTAAAAAAAATTATGGATGCACACAATCTTAATCTAAAATTATTAGAAAATAGTATCACTCAAATTGAGGAATGTTCTGATTATAATTCAAATCAAATCTATTCGTCCGAGTTGTCATTTTTTATTGATAACAAAAAATATCTTTTTGAAATGACTGTTAAAAAATATGATAGATTTTTTGATGAAAATGGAAATGAACTATTTGGAGATGATATAAAAAATTTTGTTGAATGCATTACAAATTATGACGTTTTAGATATTAAAGTATCATCAACAGATGGTAGCAATGATGAAAATTGTTTTGTACACAATTTTTAAAAATGGAGTTAGATATGGAGTTAATATATAAAAGTATCGAATTATTATTTGCTGAATTTGAATTAAAAGTTAATGGTGAAAACATTTTTAATCAAGCTTATGACAAATATATTGATATTAAAAACATTCCGGAAGGCAATATAGTTTGTGCTGTGAAATTAGAAGGAATTAAAGAATTATATTTTTTAGAGTTAAATGTTATTAAAACTAAAGAATATATTGATACACAAATCATATCTTTGTCAAATGGAACTATGAAAGTCACAATAAAAGATATTCCTATTGATAAATTTAATTAAAGGCTAAGTATTTAAACCTAGCCTTTTTTAATTCAACCGAACTGATATATCTAACTATTATTATTTTAGCATCATTCAATAATTATGTCAAATTATTTTAATTTTGCATTAACTATCTTTTGAATTGCATTATAATCATATCCTGCTTGTGCTAATTTATCTTTTCTAGTTTGACCTTTATCCCACAACCCTTTTATAACTTCATTTGCAATCTCTTCATTTGATTTTTTGTTTGATACTGTCTTCGCTCCTAATATCTCATTTACCTTTGCTTGTACTTCATTATATTTAGAACCTAATGCTTTTTTTCTTGCTTCTCCTGTTCCATATTTCCCAGCAATCACTTCTTTTGCCAAATCTACAATAGATTTTGTGTTTTGTTCTTCTCCTTTATTTTCTATATTGTAGTATGTAAATACTCCTTCTGCAATTCCATTTGCTACTTTATTTGCATATTCTTCTGTTAAAATAATTGGTGTATCATGTTCATTATCCATAAAACCACATTCTATTAAACATGCAGGCATTTTTGTATCTCTTATAATTGATAAATCCTTTGTTTTTACTCCTCTATTTCTCATACCTGTTTTTTCTACTGCTTTGTTATTTACTATTGTAGCTATCCTTCCTGTTTCTCCATTTTTCAAAACTTCATTATATACATATGTTTCTATTCCTGTTCCTCCTCCGTGCATTGTGATGTATTGATATAACGATATCTACATTTGCATTGTTTGCATTTTTGCATCTTGTATTTAAATCTATGTCTGTGTTTCCTGTTGTATCATCTAATCTCATTGTTTCTATTCCGTTTTTATTTAATATTTCACATACTTTTGTTGCTACTCTACTATTTAAAGTCCATTCTCTTGTCTCTCTTTCATCAAATTGTTTTGCACATCTTTTCCCTGGTGTGTTAATTCCATGACCTGCGTCTATTCCTAATTTCATATTATTATTCCTCCTTATTTATTAGTTGAGTAAATACTTGGTGTAACCCTGTTGAAGCTAGTCCACTGAACATTCCTACTAATATAATTTCTGCATTGATATTATTTATGTTGATTAGTAAATTTGTTATTGTTCCTAGGACTAACATAACTAATGGTATATATTTGTTTGGTATAAAATCTAAGCTATTTTTTATCACATAGCCTACACAAAGACATATTCCTACCACTATAATTGAGAAATACTGTGTTAATATTGATATATCCATTGTCTTCCCTCCTTTCTAGTCATGCGACTTTGCTATAATATAGTTCTCTATGTCATTTATAGCTTGCTCAACTGGGCCATCACAGCCTTGCTCTTGTAGCCCTTTTAAGCAAGCTAATTGACCGTTTAAGTAGTATCAATCTTTCATGTTTACTATCCTCAACGTCTCTTTTGACATGTTTCATTTCTTTTTCTAATATTTCAATTCTTTTTGTATTATTCTCGATTTTATCTAATACAACTTGTTTTATGAATTTATAGATTCCAATAAAAAAACCTGACAATACAGTCAAACTCCCTATCACTCCTACTATTTGTCCTATTGTTATACTTTCCATAATAAAATCTCCCACTATTCTTTAATATCTAATAAGGCTTGTACCTCTTCCCTTATCTTTGTAGGAACGTCTGAAATCGTTTTTAAGCCTTTTTTAATTAAACTAACATATACTTTTATCATTATTTTATACCTCTCTCTCTGCTATCATTTCATATATTTCTGCTAATGCTAATTCTATATCTGTAAATCTATCTTCTTCGTTAATTGGTTCTACATAGTTCTTATTCAAGTAGAAACCTGATTCTTCTGTATAACAGTATTTCTCTGCTACTATTTCCTCGGGTACTTCATCTACTTCATATACACCTTTGACTAGTGTTGATGCTATTCCTGTTCCGTCTCCTAGAAGTACATTTCCATTTACTTCATAATCTATATTCTCTCTTATTGCTCCGATTCTATTGTCATGGTAAGTTACTATTTTCATTTAATTTTCCTCACTTTCTATATAATTTGGTACATACACTTTAATAAGTTGTCCGTCTGTGCCACTTGTTTGTGCCACTCCTGCAATTCTGTCTGTTTCTTTTTGTATTTTTGAAGCACTAATTTCTTTGTTTGTTTTATATAACATTGCATTCAACAAACGGCTCATTCCTTTAGTATGCGTAATAAATATATCTTGGTTTATTCTTTTTGACGACATATACAATCCCGAATTAACTTCATCGCTTAATTGTAAAATGTTTTTGACAATTATTGAATCTTCATCTACTTCACACTGCATTCCCATTAGATATCTATTATTATCATTCTTACAATATAAAATCATTACATTTGTTTCTGATAGAGAAACTATTGAAACACTAATATTATAAGTAACTTCATCTGTTAATTTTGTTAATGTACCTGTTGTTATCATATTTCCATCTATTTTGCATGCTAACGCATAAATATCACCAGTGCTATATCCGCTATATATATTTATTACTTTATTTTCTGAAAGTTTAATTGTAGATACATGGGTTATCGAATCTACAGTTGAACACAATTCAACTATATTAGACATTGAATAAGTATCTTTTACAAATTCAATAATGCGTACACAACTCTTTAATGTGTTTAATGTGCTAACAATAAGTATTTTGTTTTTATTTAGTTTTGTAATTGAAAAGTCTTGTAAAGTTCCTGTATCTGTTCTTATATCGACATTAAAAGTATTTATACTTTCAAATCCTGTTTCAGTTATATTACATAGCATTCCAATAACTTTAGTAGCACTATTTTGAACATAATATGCAATAAATACTTGGTTTTCACTAATTCCTAATGCTTTTGAAGTGCTTGTATATTTTAAATTTGATGTTAAGCCATTAGAATATATTATTGAAATCGATGTATCATTTATCGAACATAATATTCCATATATAAAATAGGCACTAGTACTAGAATTGTTATAATTAAAGCTAATAAATGCCTTGTTCTCTGTAAGTCTTATCGTTGATATGCAATCTGTTGCATTATCTGCAAGTTGTATACTTGTTCCACATATAAGTCTTTCATTAGAAAATGTACATATACAACCATACAATATCTTATTGCGAATATATGAAACAAATACTTTATTTTCTGAAAGTAAAGTAGCTGAACTATAAGTATTTTGTCCTATATCCGATATTTGTGCAGTAATATTGTCTTTATAACTCATATTATTAAAAAACTTCACAAAATCTCCAGCTGTAACAATACCTCTTGCCTTTGCTTCCTCTGTTATGCCATTTATCTTGTTTCCTCCACTACCGTGGTAGATTTATTGCTCCTATCATAATTTCTCCTTTCTATAAATACATTAGGCGTGCGCCAAAAGCGTTGCCTGAACTATATTGTATACTCATACAAAATATACCTGCTTGATTATTAGAAGTGCCATAACCTCCGAAATATGCCATACTACTATTTGCTTCTAAATTGGTGCTATCACAAAAATATGTTGTTTCACTGCCAATTACTTCTTTTGGTAAGAAGCCTGTTTCTGAAGTTCCTTGAGGTTTAGACATGTATCCATATAAATCTTCTGTTGCTATTTGTCCTTGATTTATATATCCAGTACTATAAGTATTAAAATTGTCAGTAGCTGTTAGTAATTGTTTATAAGCATTATAATATACTCCATCTATCCACTCATATATATTCCCCCAAAAATCTTCTATTGCAAATAATTTTACCCTAGATGAGCTAGATACACTGCCATAATTCATTCCGAGCTTTATTAGTTACTCCTGTTAGTTGAGCATTACTTGTCCCACTAACAAAGCCTCTACCTAATGCTTTTTGTGAGTTTAAATTCGCATATTTTAATACATACATTGCTTGATTAAAAGTTAGCTGATAGAATGCTGATTGTTCATATCCACTACCATTTTTATGAGCATAATCTCTACAATCTTTTTCGCTTATCCCACCAGTAGGCGTTCTACTACTTAAACTTCTCAATTTATTATTTAACACATAACCTTTATACGCTCCTAAATAAAATACTTCTCTTCTGTCTTCTCCTCTAGAATGTGCATAATACTTAAAGTCTTCACTATCTAAATTGTCTGTCATGCTTACAGTAAGTACGTTTCCATCCTCACTTGTCTCTATTTTAAGCCCACGTCTTGGAAATGCTATCATAACGTCTCCAGACTCACCACTTGTTATATCTGCTTCTGTTCCGTCTTCAAACTGAGCGAAATTGTTAGGGTTTAATCTGCCTACTTCCTTACCTTCCTTAAATAAACAAGGATACTCACCAAACCACTCGTCCCATTCGTCACTGCTAGGTGTCATTCCTACAGCATCATCTGCATATGTTATACATGTTGCTGGGTCTGGGTTAGTCAGGTCAATTATTGCTGTCATTACCTTGAATGGCTTTGGTGTTCCTGTTATTCTGTTCACTTCGTTTTTGTTCACAGTATTGTCTGTACTATATGTAAATAGTTGAAAATAATATGTTTCTCCATTTGTTAAATCATTTACTTCAAAACCTGTTGACTTATACTTGTCCTTTTCTTCATTAACAACAAGCATAGTTCCATCAGTAGCATTTCTTGGATAGCTCCCCTGCTTCATTACAAGTTTTGTTTTCTTCCAATTACTAGCTTTTGGCTCTCCCCAGAATATTGTTAGCTTTCCATTGCCTGTTTTGATTTTTAAATCTGTAATGTTTCCAGTTGGTATTCTTTCAACTTTTTGTAAGCCATATATTGGTCCAATCATACTCCCCCTCCTTCTGGAACTGTTTTTTCTATTGTGATATCTAATGATACTTCTTCCTCTGGTAATTGCGTGGTTATTATCTTATATCCGCCATTATAAGTTTCTGTATAACCATCTGTTAGTTTAGTTTCAAAATCTCCATATCCTTTCACTTGATGATTTTCTGTTATGCCACTATCTTCTATAGTATATTCATACCTTTCTGTTTCTTCGTTTAGTACCCAGTTTGATGCTTGTAAGGTTATTGTTTCAGAAACTATAGGGTCTGCTTTGGTGTTGATTAAATTTAGTAAATGTCCTGCTGTATCTCCATCTAATATATTTTGTATAGTTTTAAACCAAGTATTAAAACTTTGCTCAAACCCTACTTGCATATTATTTAGATTTGTTTCAGCTTCTCCCGTGACCCTTCTTAACCAATCTTGATACTGGTTAAATAATGTAGTTGTATCAATGTGTTGTAAATGATTTGCTACTATTCCACAAAACTCAGTATTTAATCTTAAATCTGTAATATTTTCTTGAGTAACCTCTATAGCATTTGCATCAACAAATATGTCAGCTAACCCTATTTCGTATATATCGTAATCTCTCTGCAATTCTGGTGGTACAGGGTTTCCTAAAGCCTCTCCTTTTTTCACAAATAGATTTATGCTTCTATCTGTAAAATCTAATCTTGCTACTATCCTATCTATTCTCGATTGTAAGTCGCTTTCTTCTATTTCAAGTATCTCAGCAGGCTCTACCCAACCCATATAGCCATTTATGTAACATACTCCAATATCTACTTTTACTTTCATTCCTTCTATTGCTAAAACTTGCATATTTGTAGACGGGTTAGGAAATACACCGTTTGAAATAAATTGTCTAAAATATTTTGCAAAAAAAGAAGCCTCTTCGGCTCTATCAAAAACAGGCATATTCTCGGCATCATACCCTATAATCTCAGAATTAAAAAAACCACTTCTCACTTTATATCATCTCCTTTATCTTTTTTAAATTATAATCATTTCCAAATGTAATATCTATTGTTCTGTTTCCATTTTCAAAACTCTCTGTAAGCTCAACAATTCTATTTTCAATATTAAATCCTAAATTTTCATTTTTATAAACCACTTTATCGCCTAAATCGAAATCTTTTTTATATTCTAAATTAGAAAGAGGGTCTATCTTAAAATTAGAGACCTCTATCTTTTTGCATTCGTCTAGTTTTTCGTTTCCTCTTTCAACTAACATTTTTTCATAATCACTAGCTGTTGTATTTTCGTCACTTTGCAAATCTCTTGCATCGACATATAGTTCTTTACGTTCTTCTCCTTCTTTTATTCTGTTTATTGTTCTTTCTATACGTTTCTTGGTTATAGTTACATTTCCATCTTCGTCTGGAGCACTTTTAACTTCAATTTCGCCTTTTACATAAGCAAAGTTACGATAATTTCTAACATCTTTACAATAATTGTCTTCTTGTATGTTCTCGAAATTTCTTGAAAATATAGCCCAACTATTCTCATTTTGTGTATCAACTCTATCTAGTCCTTGCCATACTTCAAATACCATTTGATTATTGTTAAAGTCATACCATAGTTTTATACTTAGTTCGTCTTCCTTGCAAAGTTCATATATTTTCTCTAGTACATTATCTCCTGTCATTTGTATTGTACGAATTTTGCCAAGTCCTTTATATTCTCCAAGCACAATATTTTCCTTATGTCTATCTCTTGCATTTATGAAATATGTACTTACTAAGCTTCTTACAATATCTTCTGTTGTTTTGTTTCTGAAATATTGAGTTTTGTCAATTACTCTGTCTCCTAATATACTTTCTAAGAACCTTCCCGAAAACTGCATATCAGTTCCATTTGTTGTAGTTATATAATTGAATACTTCTAAAATACCAGTTTCTACAAATTCTTTAGAATATATGTATTTGGCATTTTTTAATTGTTCTATGTACTTTATCCCGATTTGTAAATTAAAATCGCCACATTCATAATATTTCCTATTCCATATCAAACTTGAAAAATCGTCTATTAAGCCACATATTTGAAAATTTTCATCTAACAAAAATAACTCCATATTATACACCTAAATACTTTCTGAAAAATTGTACATCTATATCTATATTTGCACTTCCATTATCGCACTCATACTTTAAAATGTTTTTTCCTTTCCTAACACTAAAAAAAGAACTATGTCTATCTATCATATGAATAGCATTAGTTCCATTTAATATAACTGATTTTTTTCGTGGATTAGTATTTATTATCAATTTGTCCCATTGTTCTAGTTCCCTGTTTATTTGTATGTATTCTTTATTGTTCAGAATCAACTTAGGCTTATCTACTTTGCCTCTTTTTGCTGTTATTATTATTTTAAGCCCAACTTCTTTATCTCCATCATTTATAAGTGGCATATATGGCTTAAATGTTTTGTATCCCATAGGCCTGCCTTTTTTAGCAGATATAGCAAGTGGAAATGCAAATTGAGGACTGATTAAGGTTAAATAATTTCCATTATTCTTTGCATCTGAAAAATATGGGTCTTCTGTACATTGCAATGTTATAGTAAAGTTTATATAATCAGCCATTTTATTAGTAGGAAAATCTAAAGAAGATACATCATATTCTATTTTTCTAGAAACATTGTTTCTAGTTATATATAAAGCCCCACCCTGTTTAGGGTCAAAGAATCTTATAAGTCTTTCCCTATTTATAGGCTCTCTTTCGTTTTTATCTATATCACCTATAATTACTATTTCTCGAGGCTCTACTTTTACAGAAGATACCTCAGCTCCATCTTGTTCTGACGCTCTTGTATTTATAGTGTATGAACTTGCCTCAATGCCTTGAATGTCTATCAACTTTATATCGACTCTACTATTCATTTCTAGTTTTTCTTTGCCACATTCAAATACTAAATTATGTTTATAAACCATATGCCAACCTCCTTAGTTGTTGTTTCGCTTGCCTTTGTTCCTCATATGGTGTTGCTTGTTTTTCATAGAAATTTTGAGTATTGTTTATGCTTACACCATTATCATTGTTTATTGTTCTGATACTATCTTTGTTAGCTTTTAAATTTGCACTTGCTGTTGCTCTTGAGTTAAATTGATGTGTTTCAAAATCAACTGCTGCACGCATCTCTTTATATAATCTATCTATTTCTACATCTGAAAAGGCATTATTTATTTTTTCTGCTAAACCTTCACTTGTTTTAACTATTACGCCTTCTTTTTTCTTCATTACGTCAGAAATAGGCTGTACATAGTATTCAGTAAACTTTTTCATTTTTTTAGACGGAGAATGTTCGTCCCAACCTGACTTCCCTGTAAAAGCCTGATTAACTTTTTGTGCAATTCTTGATGCAACACCTAATATTTGATTTTGTAAGCCTCCATTACTAAGTCCATTTAAAAGTCCTTGAAGAATGTTTTTTCCATTTTGTTCTGATAGTTCTCCTTTGTTTAATTCTTCTAATACTATATCAACATTTTCTATACCTGCTTGCTTTAAAAGTTCTCTTTTTTCATCATTAGTTAAACCCTTTAAGTAACCTGTTAATGTATTTAACGCTTTTTGTCTTGCTTCTGGAGATTTGTCAAATTCAGCTAGAGTTTGTTCTATTAGTTTTTTCTCTTCTTCTTGCATTTCAGGTGTCTTTTGTGCAATAATTCCTGTCGCTTCCTCTATCCTTTTTTGCATTTCAGGACCCATTCTTACTATTTCAGCACTATAAACTTTATATGCTCCTTCTCCACATTTTCTCCATGCTTCAATTTCGTCCTGGCTTAATTCTCCGACTGTTGATGTACGTTCTGCTAATTCTGCAACTAAGTTATCTAAATTTGTTTGTGCTTGTTCTGCCTGTTGTTTTGCCATTTCATTTCCAGTAGTTTCATATATCTTCTCATAACTCTTTAATGCCTTACTTTGCTCATCTATAGAATTATTTAATTCTTCTAATGTTTTGTCACACCATTCTTCTGTAGTATTTGTTATTGTCTTTCCTACTTCTGAATATTTATTTTCAACAAACAATGCATAATCTTCTTCATATTGTTTTATATTATCTGTATAAGTTTTAACTGTACTTTCTGCTTCTTCATAGGCTTTTATTAAATCTTCAAGTTCACTTACTTGATTGTCTATTGCATTTTTATTATATATACTTCCTAAGTAGGTTCCTTTTTTTAACCCTTCATTTATCTCTGTTTGTTTATCTTTTAGTCCATGATATTTTGTCTTAGCTTCGTCTATTGGTATACCTAATTTATCATAAGCTTCTTTTAATTTATTTACTGCTTCTTCTTGATTTTCTATTGCATTTTTATATTTTTCTTCACTTGCATTAAGTCTTATTTCAGCTTCTTTCTTTTTTATAGTTTTATCAATTTCATCTTGTAAATTTTTGTAACTGTCTATTACATCACCGTTTAATCTATATTCTGTTCCTAAAGCCTCATTCATTTGGTTTAGTATAAAGTCTACTCTGGCTTTGTATCCATCTTTTACTTTTCCATTTTCGTCTACAAGTGTTTTTAATTCATCTTTAAGTTTTTCAACTGAACTAATATGTGCTAAATTTGCATTTGCTGTTTCATCTATGCTAGCATTATATTCTTCTAATTCTTTCCTTTGAGTAGTCATCTCATCTGCAAACTCTTTTGCTTCTTTTTGTGCTTCTGACTGTTTTGAAGCAAGATATATTAGTCCTGCTGCTAAGGCTGCAACTGCTGTTATTAGTAGCCCAATTGGACTTGCTGATTGTGCTAAGTTTAAAAGCTTCTGTGCAGCGGTTGCTCCTTTTGTTGCACTTGTTGATAAAATAACTTGTGCTGTTAATTTCATAAATGATTTTATTACAGTATCTAGTTTTGAAGCTGTTTTAAATAATATCATTGCAGCAGTCATAGCTCCTATTACCTTAGCAATTGTTTCGCTGTGGTCTATTATCCAAGAAAGCCCATCTACAAGTTTTGGTAATAACTTTTCTAATAACTTTCCGCTTTTAGAAATCAATTTCCCAAAACTACTTGCAAGTTTATCTATACTTTTTGACAATTTTCCATTTGTTGCACTTTTTGTTAATTCCTCCATAGATGTAGTTAATGATTTTACTCCTTTTGTTGCTGGTCCTTTAAATTTATCGTATACAGCTACTCCTAAACTTTCTACATTACTTTTAAGAATTGTTGTAGCACCTTGTAAATTGTTGTTCATGGTATTTGCCATTTCTTGAGAAGCACCATCTGCATTATTTATTGATGCAGTAAGCTTCTGAAAGTCGCTATCCGATGCATTTACAATAGCAAGCATTCCTGACATAGCCTCAGTTCCTGCAATCGAACTAGCATAT